CCTTCCCTCAGGCTGGCCTACTTCATCAGACTCTGAAGTGCAGGTGATGAGCCCGATCCACCCGGATTACCTGTTGGGGGCTTGGGTCGAAACGCCCGAACATGGCGAACAAGTTCGTGAAGCGTTTGACGCATACGGGCGCAGCGAATGTGAAGTGTTGGTTCAGTCCTTCGAGCCGCGAATCAGCCGAAAACCCTATAGTTGGGGCTGAGCTACGCTGGGTGACGGTTCAGATGTGAACCTCCAGATATTCGGTGTCAGGCTGACAGCAGATGGTAGACCCGCCCACGTCCTTCGACCTTCTCGGAGGTGACCTCGAGCCCGAGTTTCTTCTTCAGCGCGCCGGACATGGCGCCACGAATCGTATGTGACTGCCATCCAGTTGCGACCATGATTTCCTCGATGGTCGCGCCGCCCTCAGCGCGGAGCATCGCGATCAGCTTTGCCTGTTTGGTCCCATTTCGACGCTGGACGGGTTCGCTAACTCTATCGGTGGGGGCACTTTCGTTCGGTTCGTCGGTGATCCCAAGGGCGCTGTAAGCCAGCGACGTGGACCGCAGGGTCATCGGCCCGCGCTTTTCGTCGTGCCGCCAGACCGTGTTCAGGTCCGTGGCTGCGATCTCCTCGATGAGCCCCTTCTTCAGGAGGCTCTTGCAGACATTACCAACAGCGCCGCCCTTGAGGCTGGCGGTGACGGGAAACACTGCCCCGTCTTCCCGCGCGCAGGCGGCGGACAGGATGATGGCTTGTGGGTCAGATAGCTGGATCTGTGTCATTGGTTGTCTCCGGTCATCGGGGGCGCGGAATGCGACCCTTCTACCGGGACGAGCCCCGCACATGCGGGGCGGGTCTGCGCGGTTGCACGGTTCAGATCAAGTCTAGGTCCTTCAGGCAGGTTGCCGCATCGATCAGCTGATTGGTCGGCACCTCGATGGTGATGGTCATGCTGTCGGCGTAAGCGCGGACATAAACGCCGCCGTCGTCCATCAGGGCGCTTTCGATTTCGTCGAGGACAGTGGTGATACGGCTTCGGTCGAAGTGATCGGGTAGCTTGCGGATCGGCATTCGGATGGTGCTGGTTTCCATGGCGCTCACTCCGCGTGCTCGCCTTCGCTGAAGGCGCTGTCGGTGATGCGCTTCAGGAGGCTTGCGTAGTGCTCAAGGGTGCCGACATGGCCCCAGTTGATCTCGTCGAGGTGGGTGTTGAAATGCTCGTCGCTGAGGCTTGCCAAGCGGACGAGCATCTCGTCGATTTCGGCTTTCTTGCCGATGAAGGTGTTCAAGGCAGCCTCCTTGTTCCGCGCAGCCTTCTCGGCGCGCAGTTGATGGCGGGGCGTTGTCTGCGGGTTCAGGCGGGTCATCGTGGCGGCTCCGTGGTGAGTTGCATCGTTTTCTTGAGACCACGTTCGCTCTGGTGCGGAGGCTTATCAACTACATAAGCACATGATTTTGAATGATAATCGGAGTGCGCAATGGAGGGTCTGAGCGAGCGCCAATACGCCGCCCGCGTCGGCCTTTCACGTGGTGCAATCCAGAAGGCCAAGGCGACAGGACGGCTGGTTCTGCATGGCGATGGCAGCATCGACGCGGTGGCCAGCGATGCACTGCGCGCTGAGGCGACCGACCCATCCAAGACCCGGAAAGCGCCGCAGCCGAAACTCAAACCGGTTCCGGAGGCTGCGGTGTCCGCTGTGGGCGAAACCCTGCGCGAACAGGGCATCGCCGCACCGCCCATCGGCAGCGGCACCACGTTCCTGCAGGCCAAGACGGCCAATGAAGTGCTGAAGGCCCAGGAACGCCGTCTCCGGCTGCAGAAGCTCAAGGGCGAGTTGATCGACCGGGCCCGTGCTTTGTCGCTGGTTTTCCGGCTGGCGCGGCAGGAGCGCGACGTCTGGGTGAACTGGCCCGCCCGTGCGGCGGCGCTGATGGCGGCCGATCTGGGCGTCGAGCCCGCAGCCATGCAGAAGGTTCTGGAAAAACATGTCCGTGCCCAGCTCGACGATCTTGCCGAGGTCAAACCCGATATCAGGTGATGAAGCCCTCGAGTTCGACGGCGCGGCAGAGATCCTGCGCGCCTGGGGCGCGGGCCTCACGCCGGATGCGGACTTGACCGTGTCGGAATGGGCGGACCGGCACCGAATGCTTTCGGGGCGCGCTTCGGCCGAACCCGGGCGGTATCGAACGGCGCGCACGCCCTACATGGGCGAAATCATGGATCGGCTTTCACCCGGCGATCCGACGCAGCGGATCGTCTTCATGAAGGCCGCACAGGTCGGCGCGACCGAGGCCGGAAACAACTGGATCGGCTTTGCGATCCACCAGGCGCCGGGGCCAATGCTCGCGGTCCAGCCGACCGTGGAACTGGCCAAGCGCAACTCGCGGCAACGGATCGATCCGCTGATCGATGAAAGCCCGGAACTTCGGGAACGGGTCAAACCGGCGCGCTCGCGCGACGCGGGCAACACCATGCTGTCGAAAGAATTCGCGGGCGGCATTCTGATCATGACCGGGGCGAACTCGGCGGTCGGCCTGCGGTCCACGCCGGCGCGCTACATCTTCCTCGATGAGGTCGACGCCTATCCCGCTTCTGCTGACGATGAAGGCGATCCGGTGACGCTGGCCGAAGCCCGGTCGCTGACCTTTGCCCACCGGCGCAAGGTGTTCCTGGTCTCGACACCCACGATCCGGGGGCTCTCCCGCATCGAACGAGAATTTGAGGCGTCGGACCAACGGCGGTTTTGCGTGCCATGCCCGCATTGCGGTGCCATGCAATGGCTGAAGTTCGAGCGACTGCGCTGGCAGAAGGGTCGTCCGGAGACTGCTGAATATCACTGCGAGGGCTGCGAGACGCCCATCGCCGAACACAACAAGACGGCGATGCTGCAGGCAGGCGAATGGCGCGCGACTGCGACGGCCGCCGATCCTGGCACTGTCGGCTATCACCTCTCGGCGCTCTATTCGCCGATCGGTTGGCTGAGCTGGGAGCGGATCGTGCGGGCATGGGACGCGGCCCAAGGGTCGGACGAGGCGATCAAGGCGTTTCGCAACACGATCCTCGGCGAGACGTGGGTCGAAACCGGTGAAGCGCCGGACTGGCAGCGATTGGCGGACCAGCGCGAGACCTGGGGCGGAGGGACTGTTCCAGAGCGGGGCTTGTTCCTGACCGCCGGGGCGGACGTTCAAAAGGATCGCATCGAGGTAGATGTCTGGGCCTGGGGCCGCGGGCTGGAGAGTTGGCTGATCGATCACCTGGTCATCGAGGGCGGGCCCGGCGACCCGGCGTGCTGGCAGAAGCTGACCAATTTGCTCGGTCAGACATGGGAACATGCCTCAGGTCAACCGATGACGTTGGCACGGCTGGCGATCGATACCGGCTACGAGACAAGTGCTGTGTATGCCTGGTCGCGACAGGTCGGCTTCGCGCAGGTGGCACCGGTCAAAGGCGTTGAAGGCTTCAACCGCTCGAGCCCGGTCACTGGCCCGACGTATGTGGACGCGACCATCGCAGGCAAAAGGCTGCGGCGCGGTGCGCGGCTTTGGACGGTCGCCACGTCGACCTTCAAGACTGAGACCTATCGCTATTTGCGCCAGGACCGGCCGACGCGGGAGGAAATCGAGACTGGGCACCTTTGCCCGCCCGGAACGATCCATCTGCCAAACTGGGCTGACGGCGAGTGGCTGAAGCAATTTACGGCCGAACAACTGATCACGGTGCGCACCAAACGCGGCTTTGCCCGGCTCGAATGGCAAAAGCTGCGCGAACGCAATGAAGCTCTGGATTGTAGGGTCTATGCCCGGGCAGCCGCTTGGATATTGGGCGCTGACCGTTGGTCAGATGCGCGGTGGACTGATCTGGAAGCACAGGTCGGGATCACGGCGGAGGACATGGCTGAGGACGGGGCGGGAAACACCACGCCCGCTTCTCGGCGCGCGGGACCACAGCGGCGAACCGTGCGCTCAAGTTACATGAGGTGAAGGGGCTGGAAACGCAGGGTCATGTTGGCCGGGCCGGTTCAATGCAGGCAGCATTTCTTGAACTTCTTGCCGCTGCCGCAGGGACAGGGATCGTTGCGGCCAAGTTTGTCAGGTGTTTTTGTGAGGGCCTCTGTCCAGGGGGCCACGCGCAAGGCGTTGTCAACTTTGCGGGTCTTCTGCTGGACGAGAAACTCATCGGTATAACAGTGCCATTTCGACAACTCATCGATGGCATTGGTGATCAGGGCTTTCTGGTAACGACGGTTTGCGGGGGAAACATCTTCGTTGTGAGTGGCCTCCAGATCTTCAAGGAAATGCCCGAAGTCGCAATACTCTTTTGGGATCAGGCCCTGGTCGAAAACCTCGCGCACGGGTTCGGACATGTCCTCGAGCCCGAGGGCGGCAATGGCGTCCATCCAGCCGGTCAGGACGTCCGTGGGTATTTTGGGGCAGCGCTGGCGAAAGGTCCGAATGTAATCCTCGATCATGTGGCGTTCTGCGGGGTGCTGTTGCGCGATCAAGACGAGAGCGTTGATTAGCGACGAACGCGCGAATTCGTCAGCTTTCCTGTCCTCTATCGCGTCGAACACGGGCTGCAGGTCACCGTCGAATGTTCCTGCGATGACGCGAAAGCTCGTTTCGGTGACAGCGTCCCCGAGGAGATGGTCGATGACCTTGGTAGGACGACGGAGCATCTGAACCAAAGGGCGATAGGCACGAGGATCCTGCCATTCGCCCAGCATGTGGAAGATCGGAATAAAAGCCATCAAATCAGCGTCTTTCATCGCCGGGATAGGCAGATGTGCGAGGCGGGTGACGAGATCGATGAAGGCTGGCGCCATTTCTTCGCGCCTGGCGCCTGCCTCGGCCATGGCGGATTTCGGGAAAATGTCGTCGCGCGCGAGATCGCGCATGATTTCGGTCGGGGTCATGGCTTTGCCCTCTCTCTCGGGATTCGTTTGGCTCAATGAAACATATTCCCAAGTCAGGTCAATTCAGATGCCGACATTGACGGAACTCCGTAGTCGCCGCGAGACCTTGGCTGTTCAGCGTTCCTCTGGCGTGGCGCGTGTCAGTTACGACGGAAAGACGGTGGACTATCGCAGCGTCGCGGAGATTGACCGGGCCATCGAGGCGCTTGACCGCGAGATCGCAGCCTCCGAGGGACGACGGATCGTTCGGCAAGTGCGTGTCACGACGACGAAGGGTCTTTGATCCATGGGCCTGTTTGATCGTTTCCGTCGCCCATCCTCGGGCGGCCCGGCAGCCGTGTCAGCGCGCCTCGAAGGCGCTATGGCGAAACGACGGCTTCGCGGCTGGAACCCGCCGCTGGAAAACATCAATTCGCTGGTCGCCTCGGGCGGTCCCCGCCTGCTGGCGCGGTCGCGCGAGTTAGTCGTCACCAACGGCTATGCCGCCAATGCCTGCGAGGCATTTGCGTCGAACATGATCGGTGACGGGATCAAGCCGTCGTCGCTGATCACCGATGCGGCGTTGCGTGACGTTGTTCAGCAGCTTTGGCTTGCATGGACCGACGAAGCTGAGGCCGATAGATTGACGGACTTCTACGGTCTGCAGGCCATGGTCGCGCGGGAAATGTTCGTGGCGGGCGAATGCTTTGTCCGGCTGCGGCCGCGCCGGTCTGAGGACGGGTTACTGGTTCCCCTGCAACTGCAGCTTCTGCAGTCAGAAATGCTGCCATTCGAGAAGACCGAAACGTCGGCAAACGGCAATCGCATCCGCTGCGGGATCGAGTTTGACGGCATCGGACGGCGCGTGGCCTATCACTTCCGTCGTCGCCATCCGGGCGATAGCACCGATCAGGGGGCGGTGATCCCCGAGACAGTGCGCGTGACCGCTGAGGATGTGCTTCACATCTACCGCCCAATTGACGCGGGCCAGATCCGGGGCCTCCCGCATGTGGCACCCGCCATGGTGCGGCTGTTTCTGCTGGACCAGTACGACGACGCTGAACTGGACCGGAAGAAAACCGCGGCGATGTTCGCTGGGTTCATCACCAAGACCGCGCCGGAAGACCCGATGATGGGTGAGACGGAGGCAGATCTCGATGGCACTGCCATTGCGAGCCTCGAACCCGGCACGATGCAGGTTCTGCTGCCGGGCGAAGATGTGAAGTTCTCGAGCCCGGCCGATGTGGGTGGCGGCTATGAGGCGTTTCAATACCGGACGCTCTTGTCGGTATCAGCCTCGCTGGGGCTGCCGTACCACCTTGTAACCGGGGATGTGCGCCAGGCGAACTATTCGAGCTTGCGGGCAGAGCTGGTCGAGTTCCGCCGCCGCATCGGCCAGCTGCAACAT